AACCTTGTCCATCGCTGTTGGGTCATCCGATATCACTGCCCAAGCGAGCACCAAAACGGGCAAACTTAAAATTATCAAAACGGCCTCGTCTTTCCAGTCCGATTGTCTAGCTTCTAAAAGTTTTCCCTGGTAAGCTTCCTCACCTCGTGCTTGTTTCTCAGCATGTAACAATTGTGCATCTGACATTGCCATTTTCGCCTTCTGCTTGTTGGCATAAATTTTACTTCCAGCAGATACGGCTAATTTGATTGCTTGAAACCACATTATCTAACTCCTACAAATTTCATTCCTTTAATAGCAGCACCCATACCTCTAATACCGTCAGGTCTATGAGGACAAACCATTTCTCCTCCGCTATTTAGTTTAACAGGGGGAACTTGGGGGTTTGGGCCACTCAAAGGTGGTGGCCCTGATCTTTTGCCAGAAACTGTATGTTTTTTAGTCATCTTTTATTTTTTTTATATTAGCTCCAAAACCTGTAGTGGTATCTTTTCTTAAACCTTTTGGTAATTTAGATAAATCATTTTCATCTTCTTTTTTATTTTTCTTTTTTTCAGCATGAAGACCTTTGTTAGCTTTCATGACTTTTCCGCCTTTATTAAAAAATCTTTTTGCCATTGCTACAGGAGATAAAAGTTCTACACCTTTAGCACCTTTGTCTTTTGCTTTTTTCATTACCTCTACACCTAATCCTAAAAATGCTTTTACAGGTTTTTTCTCTTCTCTTATTTTTGCAAAATCATTTCCACCTATTTCATCGTAAGGAGGTGCCTTAGCTGCAATTGTTTTTTGTTTTTCAGAAAGTGCACCTTTACTGTAGTACATCATTCCACCCATTTTTAATTTTTTATACTTATCTTGTAGTCCGTGTTTTTTTCCCGACATTTTGTTTCTCCATTTTTTCTCGAGCAAGTTCTAATCTCTTATCAGCTTGCTCGTCTTGTGTTTCTAATTTTAATCTATCAAAATCTAATCTTTCATCAAACTGACCCTCTTGATTTTCTATCTTCATATTACCCTCTTCTGCCCTACGTTGTAAATCCATGGCTCTTAGGTCTAATTCTCTTTGTTTCAACATAACAACAGGGTCTTGTTTTTGACTATCAAGCATAGTTTCGTTCTGTGCAAGCTCTGCAGTTATCTGTGCAACTCTTTTTGCTACCTCTGAATCAAACATTGCTTTAAATTGTTGTTGATTCTGTTGCATCAGATCCATCATTTGTGGATTTTGTTGCATCATAGTCATAACTTCAGCAGAAGCCTTCATAGATACGTGTTGAGAGATGTGTCCTTGTAGATTTGCATACACCATTGGGTTAATTTGCACCATTCTAGTTCTCATAAACGCAGAATGCGCTGCAATATGAGCATCATGGTCTTGTTCTGGGAAGGCTGTCATCGGTAATGACTGCAATGCTTCCATATTTTCTATTGCAGGGTCTTTTGGGAACGGTTTTGGGTCTGGTTTTAGTATTTGAGGTATTTCTTTAGTGCCTAAAGCTTCATAAACACGTCTATAAGCCTCATGTAAGTTGTGAAGTTGTGGATTTGACTGTGCAATTTGCAATTGTGTCTGTGCTAACGTCACTCTTTGCGACATTGAGAAGATATTTGGGTCTGCAACAGGTAAAATATCTACTCTGTCATCAAAATCCATCACTTTTATCATTCTTTCGGCACCATAAACTGCGTATGGATACTCAGGTGGTAGATAATCAGCAATAACTTTACCTAAAAGTTTAAATTCTTGCTTCATTGCATAGTAACAACGCTTGTGAATAGCTGACATTACTCTAGAACCTCTTTCTAAAAGAGCAATTGTAGTTCCAACAGCGGCGGCTTGGTTGCCATCGCCTACTTGTTGGTCAGCAATTGATGCAAATCTTCTTCCTGCATCAACACAAAAACCTAGAAGGTTGAATAAAGTTGTGCTTGGTTCTTTAAAAGGTAGTAATTGAAACTGATCTCTAATGTTTCCGCCAGGTGCATCAACATCTCTAAACTCTCCAGGCTGTATTGGTTGGTCATCATCTCTAATTCTCATACCTCTAGACTTAAATCCAGCAGGTAAATTAGATAATGTACCTGCATCTAGTAACTGTCTTAGTGCAGTAGTTGCTGTTCGTGACAGGCCACCGATCATGTGAATTAATCCAAAGCCATAAAAACCTAAACCAGGTAAAAATTTATAGTGAGAAAAGTATTCGCATCTAGTAAATTTTTTATCTTCAGGTTTATAGTTTCTGTAAATAGATAAAACCTTTCTTGTAGATTCCTCTATAGTTACAATGTAAGGAATTTTAATATTTATTTTGTCTTCTTCATTCTCTGCAATGTAATCTGATAAATCTAAATCAACATGCATCTCTAAAACATTGTAGATGTAGTCATTTGTTTCAACAGGTTTAACACCTTCTAACTCATTATACTTATCTTGAATTTTATTTTCTTTCTTTTCTGGTTTCATCAACTCTACTTCTCTGTAGAATCCTGTAGCCATCTTTTTTAACAAATCATTTTCTGATTGTTTTAGTACGTGTGTAATTCTAGGAGCATCTTTTAGGTCAGTTGCAAAATAAGGGACTACTAAATCTTCTGCAGGAATGAATTTTGAAACAGCTCTTTCCATTAAAGCATCATAGTATATCTTCTTGAACGCAGAACCTGCAAGGGGTAGGTAGAATAATAATTGATCGAACTCTGGAGTATATTCTTCCATTTTTTCCATGATCTGATAGTTCATGAAATCTTTTACTCTTTGAGCTTGAGCTTCTACCGCTTCGTTTTGTAATCCAACAATTTTAGTTTTTACTGGACCATCACTCGGTAGAAGTTCTTTATAAGCTTGAGCTTGAAACTGAGTAACCGCTTCTGACAATAGAGGGTGAGTGACATTGCTAGCTCCTTTGAATGGTTGAGTAGTTGACTTGTATTTAAATCCTAAAAGATCTAAACCATTTCTATAGGTGTCTTCCCATTCTTTTCTAGATTCTTTATCACTTTGATATTCAGTAATTAAATCTGAAGCTAATTGTGATAATGCTTTGTCATCAATTGTCTCTGCAATGTTTGCATAGAAGTCCTGTTCAGGTTCTTCAGTTATCTCTTCACCTTCTTCAGGTGGTAGTTGAACAACTGCTTCCTCCTCAACTTCAACTTCTTCGTTGATTGGGTTTTCAGTTTCAATAGCCATTTATTATGTAATTAATGTTTTTTTGTTTCTTCCTAATTTACATTTAGCCTTAACGTATGTACCATTTTTTGCATACATCATTCCGCCAGCTTTAGCTCCGTCCATATCTCCTAATCCAAATCCACTTAATACTGGACTAGCTAATGAATCAGTTTTTTTAATTCCAGGTCCACGTTTTAAATTAACATTTTCCGTCATAACTTTTTTAGTAGCAGCTCCTGCACTTTTAGCAAATTTACTTGTATTGTCTTTTACTTTTGCTACAGTGTTTGATATTTTTTGCATAAGACTCATACTACCTTTTTGAGTGCCTTTGCCACCGCTCATGATAGCGTCTTTATATGGTTTTCTGTATCTTTGACTTAATGCGCTTCCTCTACCTTTGTCTACATTTACTCCAGCTCCAGCTCCTGACATGGCTTTAGTTGCTAAATAAGCAGTGCCAGCAATAGCCGCCGCCTTACCTATTTTTTTTAATTTCTTTTTTAGACTCATTATTTCCTCCTATAGAATTATCTATACAGTGTAAAGCATTTTGTGAACAAAATCTATAACAGCCCTTTAAATATATTAGTCTTGTCTACAAACCCACCAACCTTCATATAAGCTTTCATTGGTAACAAAAACTTCTTTAACACATCATCTGATGCTATGAATGTAGGAACCATTTCATATAGATCTGGGTTTTCTGGACCCATCTCTACAATTTTAAATTTAGCTCCTGGATCAGTATTACTTTTTCTTATAGCTAAAATTTGTTCTGCTTCTTCTCTAGTATTAGCAGCACCAATATGATCATCATATATATAATTATCACCTATTTTTTTATTGTAATGCCTTCTACCATTTTGGCTGTTTCTAGTTGTTCTTCCTGAGTCACTAGAATATTCTGCTATTACTTTAAAACGTTTATCTGGATTACTTTTAGGCATAGGAGCCATCTCAAACTTTGCTCCATATTGTTTTGCTAATTTTGCAAAAGGGGCCACATTAGCAGCTAGTTGATTTGTTTTTTTTAAATTTCCGTCTTGAGTTCTAATCATTGCTTTACCATCCATCAAACCATAATTAATCTCATCTCCTAATTGTGTTGAACCAGGCATCTTAACTCCTTTGTTCATAGATGATGGTACAATAGATAACGCATTAATATTTCTTTCTGCCATTGTTCTTAACAAACTTTTGGCTGCATAGTCTGGCCAAGATCTAGCTAGTGGAGCTGCTGTTGTTTCATCTATTGCTTGTCCTGACACTAATTTAGACATACCTGATTTTTCTAATTGAGCAATCTCATAATTTATTCTAGCTATCTCTTGTGTTTGTTTTCTAGTTAATCCTGATATACCTCTACCAAGTTCATCAAAAGGTTCTCTTCTTGCTAACAAATCATCTCTTTGTTTTTTTAAAATATTTATTTCAGCATCTCTATTAAAAGGATTTATTTTTTTTCTAAAGTATTCTGCTTTTTTGTCAGCATCAAATTGAGGAGAGTGTATGTCTGTTTGTACTTCTGAAACTCTTATGTGTCTAGTTCCTAATTTAGGATTAGGCAAATCATCATATCTTATAAATCCTATTTCATTATCAAGATAGTGAGTAGAATCTTGTGGAGTAAACCTGCCTCCACTAACATTAGGAACTCTTTTAGGATAAAAAATAACATCTTCAGTAAAATTTTCTCCTGCATCTAATTTGTACGTATAGCCCATACCTGTTTTATAACTTGGATAGTAATTTTCACTTCCTGCTTTATCTCTTCGATATCTTAAAAAATCTGGTACACCATCTGGTTTCTTACTGTATTGATTATAGTTTCCTAATTTTTTATTGAAGTCTTGAAGTATAGAAGAAAAATCTTGAGGATTATCTACTTCTCTTCCTAGCTTAACTAAATCTTCTTGTATCTCTGTGTAGATACCTGAAGGAATAGCTTCTTTTTGTGTAAAAGCTCTACTAGCAGTATCTCTTAAATTGTTATTTATTTTACTTACTAGCTCATCTGTAACTATAGTCTTGTTAGGAATTTTATCTGCTGCAATTTTAAAAGCAGTTTGTGCTCCTATAAAATCTGCCTCTGGATCTCCTCTAACTCCTAGTCTTAAAGTTTTTAATTGATTTACAGGAGCGCCTTTAATTAAATCTAGTAAAGTATCTCTATCTATTTCTATATTCTGATCATCCATAATTTTAAGAAAACCAGATTCACCTTTACCTTGTTTATCGAATTTAATTAAATTTAATTCCTCTAACTCATCAGGTGAAACTCTACGAGAGACACCGGCTAACGGACCTGTTGAAACTTTTAAATCTGCTCTGTTTGCTTTTACTAACCAATCTGTCCATTGCTTTGCTGTTCCTTTATCAAAGGGTGCTTCCATAACTCTATCGTAACTTGATGAACCTACTAGTGGATTAACATCTTTGTAACCTTTACCTTGAGTGAAAGGAATGCTTTGTACTTCACCGATTCTTGAACGACCTACTGTTAGTTCTTTACCTGGCGTTGTAATTAACTCGGATGATTGTCCGGTGGCCGTTGGCATGTTGCCTATTTCTTCTACAGGTTTATTCGCTGTAATTGTTGTAGGTGTCTTTGGTGTTTTACCGAATGGTCTTAGAAAAGATTTGATT